CGTACCCACTCCATAAGAGCTTGTGACGCTGAAGGTCCGATTGGGTCACGGAATTTAACGTTTATTGTTCCCCAAGTGAAACGACCTGCTACATACGTTGAAGTATTTAAGAATGGTATCTCAAGAGCGTTAATTGTTATATGTGGTCTAGATGTCGATTCAACGAACCATTCGTTAATTCCCAAAGTCGAAGGGAAACGAAGTATGAACCTGTTTTGTCTTTTCGGTTCGTAAGGAATCGGCATTTTCATTAGTAAATCAGCCATTGTAATATTTTTTTGTTTGTTTGTTTATTTTATTATAAATATATCGAGATAAAAAATTTTCTCTTTACTTTGTTTTTTTTTATTTTAATTTTTCTAGTATAAATTATCTAGTTAATATTCTTTTTTTATTCCTCCTGCGGTTAAATATGTTTTAAGTATATTATTTGGTTCTTTTTCAAATGAAGATTTAACTGTTTCAACATTTCTTACATCATCATCTGAAAACCCTATTGTAGGTATAAAATTATTAGTTATCTTGTTTTTAAGGAAGGCTTTCTTGTGAATCTTTGAAGACATCTCCCTAACAAATTGGACAAACTCTTTTAAAGCTTTAATTTTACCTTCTTCAGGGTTGGTTGCAGAACCTTCACCATAAGACACAGGATAAAACTTACACATATCAAGATATTCTCTAATCATGTCTTTTTTAGACATTTTACCTTCATCGGCTAAATCTCTATATTTCTCCAAATTCTTAACTAATTCACTTGAACTAATTCCCATATGGTTAGATACTATAAGGTTATAACAAGACTCTTTAATAACACTTGGGGTATGTCCCCTTGCGGTTACTATTGAAAAAATCGACCCGTTGTTAATTGCTTCAACAAAATCTTTCCAAGCGGGACCTGGTTTGGCTAATAAAGAATCAACAATAAATTGTCTATCGCCTTTAACTCCAAAATATTTAAAAGGGTCTTCATCAAAATCTACAATAGTGTGTCCTTCATATTCAAAAGGGGTTTTACCAACATCAATTCTATGTTTTGCAAAATCTTCTGTAGACATTCCTACTTTATCACCGTCTTCGTCTTTTAAACGTACTTTAGTTGGCATGGTCATTATATTATCGTCCCAATCAAAGGCGTAGTATTTCATGTCGGGACTACCCTCTTCATCAATACCTTCTATAATTCTTTTTTTATGTTTTAACATGTTGGTTACTTAATAAATAAAGACAAGTCGAGTTTTATGTCGACTTGTCTTAATATTATTTTTAGATATTATCAAACGATGCCCCCGTAGGAGTAATATAGAACGTGATGTCTATGAACTCAAGAGATTTAGTTGGTTTGATATAGATTTTACCTGTTAATTGGTTTCTATCTAAATCCGCAACGTCTGAAGAAACTGTTACACGGAAATCGTATAAACCTCTGTCTCTTCTGATTGCATCTAAGATAGGGTTAACCGCATCCAAGAAATCTTGTCTTACTTTTTCATCGTTTTGTTCAAACAATAATCTTACTGAAACCGCTGAAATTAATTTACGAGCTTGTAACAATAATCTTCTTACGTTGATTCTGTCAAGAGCAGATTCTCTAATTTGCATTGTCTTGTTACCCCAAATTACCGTTCCAACATCAGAGAAGGTTGCGATTGGGTTAATTCTACCTTTATAAAGAACATCTCTATCTTCTTGAGTAAGTTTCTTTCTTGCTTTGATAGCACTTACGATACCACGAGTGTAACCCGCCGCAGCGAACCAAGGGAAAGCGATGTTATCTGTTAACGCCAAGTTTCTTGTTACCTCAGCCGTAGCAGGGATATAGATTTGTGTGTTATTTACAGTGTCTCTTGTTAAAACCCATGGGTAATAAGTAGCCGTGTAGTTTGAGTCAATACCTGCAGTTTCCAAGTTGTCTACCGCTTCTTGTGGATAAATCATATCTAATTGGTCTCCTGTTGACGGAACAAACATGTTGTAGTCAGGTGTTGTACAGATATAAATAGAATCTGCTCTATTGAACTCAATCATTTCGATTGCGTCACCCACTAAGTTAGAATTATTTAAATAATCAATACCAGGAGTAACGAATACGTTAATATTAACTGCCTCAGGGTTAGAGAATGTTTGTTGACCTAATAAGTAAGCGTAATAGTCGGTGTTTGCCCAATCTTGTCCGTTGTCACCAACAGTGATTTGTTTAAACGCTCCCCATCCTGTAGCCGTTGGGTATTTGAATGAAGGACACGCCCCATTTCTATAACCAATTTTACCTAACACGAATCTATCAGCGTTTGTTCTATGTTCTCTATAGATATCCCATCCGTCAAATCCTCCACGACATAATAAAGAGAATTTACGTGCGTATAGTCTATAATACGGATTCGTATCCTCGTCAGGGTCTGAAGTAAATGGGGCAGAACCTACGTAAAACGCTGGTGTACCACTTGTTGAAAAATAGTTCGGTATCTTGATTACAAGTGCATCAATGTCCATATGGAATCCTCTTGTTCGGTATGCCCATTCATCTCCTGAAACGTCTGTACAAACATCTAATGGTAATTGTTTACCTTTATATGTGTAGAAATCAACGTCAAAACCAACCGTATCAGAAATACCAAGATAAGTTCTACGAACATTATCACCATTACTTCTTATGATATCATCAGCACCTGATGATAAACCAAATGGTGGATTGTAAACAATTTCACCTGGAAAATCATATTTTGTTTTATAAATAGGGAATGGAGGACGAACTCCCGCATATTCTCTAAAGTTATACCCTTCAAAACCACAAGGTAACGCGTCTATTGGTGCGTCCTCGTTAAGTTCAATCATGACATATTTAGAATTTAATGCGTATTCTCCGTCTAATGTACCAATTTTTTTAGCGATAAAACTATTATCGTTAGGGTCCATAGAACAGTTAGTGAATTTTTCAAGAACTACAGGACTGTTATCCGAGTCAAAGAAATCTCTAATTATTACATCAAAAGTACCATTGTTAAATGAGATGTTAGCTATTGAAATCTTGACTTCAATGTTCGCATCGTCTCCGTCAGCAATTGTTGTAAATTTAAATAAGTCGTACACTTTAGTACCTCTTAATTCAGATACAACCCATGGTGATACAGGTGATTGATATTTTTCAAGATACCAAGCGATTGATGTTGGGTCATTGCCTTGTCTAGCATTTGGTAATGCCGTTAACTCACAACTTAATCCTCTAATAAATCCTTTTCTCCAACCATAAGTTAATAATGCTTGGAATCTTTCTTCAACAAACAACGGAACTACTGTTCTTGGTTTAGCAAAGTTAGATTGTCCAAATACTTTGGAAATATATTTACTATCGGAATTCGATAATGATGTTTCAAAAAAGAATGGGTTACCGTCTTTATCTGTTACGTTAATACCAAATGTTGAGAATGGGTTTTTAGTTACGCCTGAATAAGTTCCTGAACAATCCATTTGTACGTCATGTCCGTCAAAACTGTTATAAGCATTAACCCCACCTGGAACTTCATATACCGCACCATCATCACTACCGTAAGTTGCCAAACCTCTTGAACGTAAAGTCGCTACTACTAAATCATCAAAATCTGTGAAAGCGGTTCCTTTATATATGTAGATTTGTCCTGTTAAAGTACCTGTATAACATTTTGTTGGTGTAGGTAATGTTGTTGTTGTTGTTGTTCCTGTTGGTGTTGGGTTACAAGGGTCAGGTGTTGGTGTTGGTGTTGGTAAAGTACTTGTTGTTGTTGTAGTACTAATAACTTCCGTTAAATCTGTTACAATAGACCAAAAAGAGTAACCACTATAAACCGCATTTCCAACATTATCAAATAATGCGTAATACCAAGGGTCGTTTTGTGGTGCCGCGTAATTAATTATACTCTCATCAACATTCTCAACGTCAAATACGTTTGTTTCTGCCGTGAAAATTGGTGATAGTGAATTATATACATCACCTGAAATAGGTCCGTAATAATTAATGTTAGTTGTTTCTGCAATATATGGATTAGTTGCGTTCATAATATCAAAAATTTGATTTGTCATATCTTGATATAATGTACCAGTACTACCATTAAAGTTTTCATACGGTAAATTTAATTTAACCGCAATTTCTGATGGAATAGGTCCTGTAAATGAAATACTATCAACACTATTACTACATCCCGTAAATGGAATTGAGTAACTAATAATGTTATATAAAGTACAATCAAATACACAATTAACAGTTTGACCTGAAATACAATCAAATTCAATTGTTGCTGGATTAACATTCGCCTTTGTAGTGATTGACCAAGACGGACCCGCATCATAACCTGATAAACCTAATACTCTTGTTACAAACAATTGGTTAGACTGTTGTAAGTAAGCCTTTGCGATATACGCCGCCTCATATTTAGGGATTTGTGTGTTTATGAATTTTTCAGGAGTAGTTCCTCCGAAATATGTCGAAAACTCATCGAAGTTTCTGATAAAGATAGGTTCGAAAGCGGGACCTTTTTGAGTCTCACCAACAATACCTAAAGTTGTAACACCCACACTTTGAGCCACAAAACTCAAATCAACTTCAGAGGTATACACTCCAGGAGACACGAATACTTTGTTGTTTGTTGCCATTATTTTTTTTCTTTTAGCTTGTTAATTTATTTTATAGATAAATATTAGAAAAAAAACCAAAATACTTTACTTTGTAGTAAGTATTTATAAATTGGGTAGAATAAATTCTGCCTTTTTTCTACCATGGACGATAAAGTAAAAAAAATAAAGAATCTAAAGATATCAATTGAGGTTCACAATATCCTAAAGACCTATTGTGAAAAGAAGGGAATTAAAATGTATCGATTCTTAGAAAGAATGATAGTTGAGAAGTGTAAGGAAAAACCTGATGTATACGGGGAGAATTAAATTGGGTTGCCAAATAATTTAATTATTGATTCTATGGTATTGTCTGTTTTAACAATTACAAATTTTAATTTGTCATCGGTATTTATTTGGATTTCTGTTAAATCAGAACCATAATAATCATTGTTAATATAAACATCAAAACTTGTTACATTAATTGGGGTAGCAATTATTATATTTGTGGTATAATCAAATATCTGTGAGTTAACATTATTACCAACGACAAACAATACATCAATTTCATTACCTCCTATATTAATATCTTTCTTAACTCGTCTTTTTGTAGTACTAGTATCAAACTCAACAACTTGTAAAACTCTTGAAACTGCTGGAGAAACCTCAAATTCGTTTTCATCAATTAAAAACCCTAATAAGGTGAACTCGTAACTTTGAATATAAAATTTTCTTTTTTCCAATTCCATAACAGATTCGTCAGAAATATTACCCATAACAATTGGGATATAATGACCTTTAATAACTTGGTAGGCTTGTTTTGAAGCAAATTTCTCTATGACGTTTTTATTGAATTCGTTGATTTCTCTCATTCTGTTACAAACTATTTTAACAGTATATGAAATATCTATAGGAACGGGTTGGGGTATTTTGTATATATCCATACCATTTCTTTGTCCGTTCCATGTCGGTACTTGAGCATAAAAATATTGTCGTCTATTTGGGATATTATAAAGTACCGCGGGGTTTGTTCCAAATTTTACTTCAGGAACTCTTACCGTTGTAATAAATGGTGGTTCAACATTTTTATCAAGATTCTGTAAATTCCACGTTTCAGTAAATTGACTCCAATTCTGTGTTGTTACTAAAATATCAATTGTTGGTATTACCTTACCATCAATAACTGTCTTTAATTCATTTTTAACAAATTCTAAAAATCCACCATCTAAATCGGCATGTAATAATGATTTTGGAAGAAATGTTCCATCCTTATTAATTTTATCAACTAACTCCTGTCTTCTTGATAGAAGAGTCTTGGATTCGGTTAAAGGAATGTGTTTCTTTATTTTTTTAGGTAACGGCATCTTAAAACTTTCTTACTTCGTTAATTACGAATAATTTATTTTTTTGGTTAATCATGTCAACCTCTTTGGCTTTGTATACGGGTTCTTTTGTTCCTTTATAAATAAAACTATCGTATTTGTATGGGTCATATGTAACAATTTTATCTGTTGGTTCCTGTGGTATGTTTTCACAAGGGTATTCACAATAATCTACTAAATTACCAATAACAAATGCGTGAACATTTTTTCTTTTTTCACCTCTAACTCTATCTTTACCACCTTGTCTAACTCGGAATTCAACATCTTTTAATTTAACATAATCGGCATGTAATATTACTATTGATTTATATGTTACGGAAAAAGTATGTTTATGTAAATTATAATAAACCATAACACGTTTTCCTCGGTAATCTTTTTCAGAATTATTATAACCACATTCATGACAAATATAAGGGTCTTCACCACCATCTGATAAATCCCAAGACCACCCACACTTGTCACAAATTATTTCTTTATTTGTAACAGTTTCAAGAATCATTTTCTTTTGTCTTTCTGTTATTACAATTTTCATTATTTCTTTTTAGATTCTTTAAATCCACTTTTTAGTTTATCATTATACACCGATGATATTATTTTTAAAAATTCACTTCTTGTATAATTAATATCAGGATATCTACTTCTAAATCTTTCACTAACTCTTAGTGTCACCCAATTTTCGTATATCCCAAAATTGCCGGGATTATTACCTGAACCACCACGTTTAATATTATTATTCAAATGATAAATAACAATATCAACAAGGTCACTTATTTCATGTACTCTTCGTAATACGTCTATTTGTGATTCTGTAATTAGTATGTCCATTATAAACCTCTAAACTCATTATTTACAACCGCAGATGCCATAATCGTTCTATAGAACGGTCTGTAACCCGCATATGTGTGTTTATTATCCGAAATTACCCTTCCATCGTTGTTCACCGTATAATATCTAACTCTATCCTCAGTTTCATAATACCCGATATAATCACCAAAACTAATATCAACACCCAACTCATCTAACTGTTTTTGATAAACAGAAACTTTTAAATTACCTGGCTCAAACTGTTCAATTTTAGAATTACCTAAGTTTTTATTCTCAGGAGCCATAATCTGAACGTGTCCTTTAAATTCGATAGGGGGTAAAAATTTAATACCATCACTTACAGTTTCCCCGTAAACGTTGTCCGTCTTTGTTTTTTTTCTATCTACTCTATACAACACCAATGTGAAGTTCATATCACCATACAACCATTCTTCTCCAAATCGGATTTCCAAATCATAATCTTCGGACCCAAAAAATTTCCCAATTCTTGTTATGGGTACTCTTAAATCACTCATATAAATTTTCTTTTATTGATAAATATTAAAAGATTCATTATTGTTAGGTAAAACATTAATCTTTGGATAATATAAACACAGGAAGTACAATCAATTTGATTGAACAAAAAGCGTTGTCGATACTTGACACGTATTCAGGTGCCAACAATTATATTCTGAAATTAAAATTTCAAAAGGAAACTAACAAAAAGTTTTACCCCACAAGAGCTCAATCTGAATACATTATAAATTTTCATGAAACCTCACCTAAGGTTGCGAAAAAATGGGTTGACTTAGACCCCTATTTTGCAAAGAAAATTGCTGACGAAAAATTATACACGGAAATCCCTAAAGAAGTTTGGGTTGAAAAACTTTTGGTTGAAAAAGAAAAATCCTACCATGTTTGGGGAAAAGTTCTTTCAGGAGAAACTATTCATGATTTTTGGTTACCTAAAGGAGCGTTACTTAAAACTCATAAGACTGAGAAGGTAGAAATTGATTATTCTAAATACGACCATAGACCACCACTTACTCATCAAAAACTTGCCATAGAAAAGTTGGCTGGGTCAAAACGTTTTATTTTAGCTGATGATATGGGTTTGGGCAAGTCGCTAAGTGCTGTTGTTGCGTCTTTAGAAGTTAATAAAAAAAGAATTTTAGTTGTTTGTCCCGCAACATTAAAAATTAATTGGAAACGGGAATTTGAGTTTTTTAGTGATAAAATAATATCAATAGCGGATGGTAAAACATTTAGTGATGATTCAGATATTGTCATCGTTAATTATGATATTTTGAAAAATTTTCACGACCCCAAAAATCCCAAAGAATCAAAAATATTAAATAAATTTGATTTAATAATTGCGGATGAGTGTTTTACATATGAAACTATGGTTATGACAGATATTGGTGAAATAAAAATTGGGGATATTGTTGAGAATAGTTTAGATGTGAATGTTTTAACTTATAACCATCAAACCAAAAAAACCGAATATAAAAAAATATTTAGATGGTTAAAAAAAAATAAGGACACTATATATCAAATAAAATTACAGAACGGAGTATTTATAGAATGTACGGGTAACCATAAATTTTATACAAAAAACAAAGGATATGTTAGAGCCGATGAACTTACAACAAAAGACGATTTGTATGAATTGTCAAAAGGAATTAACCAAAAAACAAATTTGGAAAAAAAATCAAACTTGTTCTCTATCTTGTGCAACAAGTTACAGATACAAAATAAATCCGCCAATAAAAAAAATAAAAAAATTCAAGTTTTTCAAAAATTGTCCGAATTGTGGAAAAATAATGTCATTTTATACAGAAAAAGAAATGAACATCCGAAAAAATTGTTCAACAAAATGTACGATTCAGTTAAATCAGAAAAATCCGGAAATACAGAAAAAAAGAGAGGAAGCTATGAAAAATTTGAACTGGAACAAAATAATGAAAGACGTTCACAAAAACAATCCAAATATGGCAAAACAATCTTCGGAAAGAATGAAGAAAAACAATCCAATGTCAAATCCGGAAACAGTACAAAAAATGAGAAAAAAATTAATTGGAAGAACATTTCTTTCAAGAGGTGGGAATGGAAAAATATCTCCACAACAAGAACATTTGTTCGGTCTATTAGGGGAAGGTTGGATTATGGAATTACCTATTTTAACAAAAGAATATGTTGGAAAACAAAAATCTTTACCAAATTGTTACAAAGTAGATATTGGAAATCCGGCCTTAAAATTATTAATAGAGATAGATGGAAAAAGTCACACAACCAAAAAATGGAAATATTTGGACAAGAGGAAAACCGAGATATTAACATCATTAGGGTGGAGAATATTAAGATTTTGGAACGAGGAAGTTACGACAAATCCAACGAGTTGTATTCAAAAAATACAAGAGTATATGATTTAGAAATTGAGGGTAACCATAATTATTTTGTTAATGGTGTTTTAGTTAGTAATTGTCATTACGTTAATAATCCACAATCTCAAAGAACTAAAATATTCAATGATTTTGCAAAAAAAACCGAATATCTTTGGTTATTATCGGGGACACCGATGACTAACCGACCTATGAACTATTTTAATTTATTGTCGTTAATTGAAAGTCCAGTTGCACAAAATTGGTTAGCGTATGCTATACGATATTGTGGTGGTTATCAATTTAAAGCCGGTAACCGAAAAATATGGAATGTTGCTGGAGCAACCAATTTGGAAGAATTAAGAGACCGTACATCAAGACAAGTTTTGCGTAGATTAAAAACAGATGTTTTAGATTTACCTGAAAAGATAATTACTCCGGTTTATTTAAGATTGAAATCAAAACTTTATGAAGGATTAATGGGAGAATACTATGATTGGTATAATAAAAACCCCGATGAAAGTTCTTCCCTAACAGTTCAGTTCAGTAAATTAATGAAGGTTCGTCAAGTGATTGCAGAAGAAAAAATTAACGATACTATAGAATTGGCTGAGAATATTTTAGAACAAAATAAAAAAGTTATTATTTTTACCAATTTTACCGAAACATTAAACAGAATTGCCGACCATTTTGGGAAACAAGCCGTGAGATTAGATGGCTCGACTTCAAAACCTCAACGACAATATGCCGTTGACCAATTCCAAGATAACGAAAAAATTAAAGTGTTTGTTGGGAATATTCGCGCGGCAGGTGTGGGAATTACCTTAACCGCCGCTGAAGCGGTAATTATTAACGACTTATCATTTGTTCCTGGTGACTTGGCACAAGCGGAAGACCGAGCATACAGATATGGACAAAAAAATTCAGTATCCGTTTATTATCCGATATTCCAAAATACAATAGAAAATATAATTTATGACATGGTAAATCAAAAAAAACAAAATATTAACACCGTAATGGGTGATAACATCGAAGACAAGGGTGATTTTGTTGAGTTGTTAATGAACAAGATTAATAATGTGAGTTAGTTTCATATTTATATAATATGAAAAAAATACAAGAAAAGATTAACATAATTACAGAACAGTTAATCGTAGAGGAAAAAAAAGACAACCAAAAACTTTTTTTGACTGAAATGAAAAAAATAGGAATTGAAAAATTACCTTACGCCTACTCATCCCTTAAACAGTTTATTGACGCGGAAACAATGGAGTACCATTATAACAAACATTATAAAGGTTACGTTGACAAATTAAATTCTGCACTATCTAAAAAGGATTATGGTGATTTAGAGTTAGAAGACATTATCAAATCAATTGGTAAGTACGATAAAACAATTAGAAATAATGCGGGCGGAGCTTTTAACCACGCATTATTTTGGAAAATGTTATCCCCAAAGATACAAACACCAAATGGTGATATCTTAGATAAGATAAAAAAAGACTTCGGGACATTCCAAAAATTTAAAACTAAATTTGAAGAAGTTTGTAAAGACCGATTTGGTTCAGGATGGGTTTGGTTAGTTTTAACTAATCGTAATACCCTAAAGATTGTCTCGACACCAAACCAAGATAACCCATTAATGAATGTTGTAGAAAATGGGGGTTACCCTGTTTTAGGGTTAGACTTATGGGAACACGCTTATTATTTAAAATACAGAAATAAGAAAGACGAATATATTCAGAATTTTTGGAAATGTGTTAATTGGAAATTTGTAAATCAATTATTAGGGATGAGGTTAAAGAAAAAAATGGATGAGTCTGTTTCATTACGAAAAGTTTTATCTGAGGGTAAATCAGAAAAATGTGGTCGAGATATGAATGAGGCGATAAGATTTGTTTTTAATATTAATCCAAAAGTTAAAACTATTTTCAGATATGGTATTGAAAAAATATTACAGGAAATTTATCCCGATAACTATTATGGTCAAAACGAATATGGTGACGACCAAATGTCGGGCATCTATGATTTAGAAACTGAGGGTAGGTCGGTAATTAATAAACTTAACACCAACTACACTTGTTTTTGTATCCTGTTAACGGATATTAACAAAGTTATGTCTCATGAAGGTAATCCTGAAATTAAAATTATTGGATTAAAACCTTTTGAACAAATTAGTGAAACCAAAAAATTTGTTAAAATGTTGGACGAATATAAATCAAGAATTTTTACTCCACAATCAGGAACATTTCAAAATTTAATGGCAACATTAGGAATTAGTCACGACATAGGAAGTAAAACCGAAGATTATGCGGTTGTTCTATTAAAGAATAAGTTTGGGGATGACAATGTTGAACAAATTGGTGAGTTAGGGAATAAAGAAGATATGATTGGGGGAATCGACTGTAAAGTAACGGTTGACAGTAAAACAAATACGGTTCAAATAAAACCGTTCAGTAGAATCAAACAAGAAGACGGTAAAATTATTGTTTTAGACTCGGGACAAGTTAAAAAATACTCTACCGATTGGATGGCGTTTACTAAAAAAAATAAAGAAATACTGATTTTCAGTAATAAACGGGCAAAGATAACTCATGGAGTTTATGTTTTCCCTGAAGAAGATTTAATTTATACATTAAATTGATATTTATATATAAACACAAATCATGGCAGTTATCGCAGAACCAGAAAGAAGTCAATTGTACATAAGACTAAAACACTTATTAGGAGCACCACTTAGAAGTGTTGAGTTAGAGGATGAGATGTTAGACTCTCTACTTGAACTATCTATTGAGGACTATTCTCAATATGTTCAAGATTGGTTAATCGAATCTCAGTGGACATCGTTATACAACCTTAATTTAGATACACAATCATTATCAAAAGCGTTTATTACAAAAAGTTTGACTTACGAAGAAAAATATACTTACGCATATTCTAAAATCGTTGGTTTACAGGCCGGAGGAGATTCTGTTTTAAAGAAAGATTATATACAGTTAGTTAGGAACCAACAGATGTACGAAATTCCTGCGGGAAGAGAAATCAACGAACTTTTATGGTTTTCTCCTGCCGAACTAAACAATATAATGTTTGACCCATGGTCTTTCGGAGCATTAGGTGCTGGCGGTGGATTAGGTGGTGGAGGTGGTCTTGCTCAAGGAGGAGGTATGGCTGGAGGGTACTTTATGATGCCAGCGTTTGACATGTTACTAAGACTGCAAGAGATTAATATCCAACGAAGAATAATCGCGGGAGATTTAACATATAAAATTACCGCTTTACCTGAAGGTAAAAAGGCCATTCATTTAATGAACACTCCTGGTGGTAAATTTGACTTTGGTAATGGTACTATGACAAAAGGTAAAGTTTGGTATCATTATTATGAGGTTGAAGGTGCTGACAGAGATAAGTGTTTAAAAGATAATCCTGACATTATTAAATTACCCTCCGATGTTCCTTTTGATAAAATAGATTGGATTGATTTAAATAATCCTTCTCAAATATGGATTCGTAGATGGTTTTTTGCTTATGCAAAAGAAACGTTATCTAGAGTTAGAGGTAAATTTAGTGGAAACATTAAAACTCCTGATAGTGAATTAACTATGGATTACGCATCATTAGCGACCGAAGCAAAAGATGAAAAGACAAAGTTAATTGAGGAACTTATTGGTGCTGAAGGCAGATTGACCCGTTTGCGACCTGAAAAGGTTATGGAACGAGAAGCGTTACTTGCAGAAAATTTAAATAAACAAAAAAAGTTTACGGCAATGCCAAGACAAATATATGTAATCTAATGAGAACTATTAGTTATTCCTCAAGAAAAAATGTCGTCAGATATCAGACAACGATGACACCATCTAAAGTAATTGTTGATGGTGTGGGAATACCTCAAGAAAAAGTTCAAAAACTAAATAAAGAAGTTTTAATTGTGGTTAGAGATTCAGAAAACTCTGAAATTATTTTAAATTCTGTTGATTATACCCATGTTATCGTTAAATCTTTAATTAAAACAATAATTAAACCTGATATTGGATTGATAGACGAGGAATGGCATGAACTCCTTTTAGAAAAAGGTTCTTGTGTACAATTCCAATTTGTCGAAGATGTGTGGTTAATATTATCCTCGGACGGGATAAAGCTCGATTAAACAAATTCCTCCCATCCAGTTTCCGCCAATCCATAAATGTAATTTGGGTTAATACCAACTCTGTCCCAAAATTTAAACTCTAAATCAGTTATGGTCAATAAATCTTCAACAGTATCTTGGTCGCCTTCTTTAAATGGAATTCCATTAATCATTTCACATTGCCCTTTAGTAAAAAAAGACCGATTTTCAGGGTTATTAACAATTATATTGTCTCTAATTTCTTTTTTAAATACAATTAAAAGAGGCTCAATTCGTTTATTAAATGTGACAATCGCTCTTGGAACATTGTAATTCCCCCTCATATCAGGATTATTTTCAATATCGTTTGTGTTTAACATATAACTATTAACTTGAATCATTGAGGTATCAGATTCCTTTGGATAAACTCCATACACATCAAAATGATACTGAAGTTGTTCGGTAGTCCATCCTTTTTTAAGTTTGTTTACTTTCTGTACGTCTCCTTGAGATGCTTTAGTACCGTTATTAACATACATAATAACATCACCCAACTTAACATTTAACTTATGAATTATCGCCAATTCCAAATGACACATCCGAGACATTAATGACCCCGCTTTAGTTGTTTGGGTACACCTTTTTTTATAGTCGGCCAAAGATAATTTAACTTTAGCTCTTTGAGCAATCTGTTTTAATGGAATGTCTTTTTCATAAATTTTTTGTATGTATTCATAATACCATTCTATAAATTCTTGTCCTCTACCCTCTAACAATAACTTAACACCTTTATCTAAAAATACTTCAATGTATAATGGAAGTTTTTTAGATTTAATCGAATTTCCTGTTAATTTAATTTTACCATTAGATTCCATTGTGGCATAATTTTTTCTACTTAAATTAATACAAGAATCCCATGTCCCATCACAATCTAAACCCATGTTATTTTTCATGAACAAATCATTATATTCTGCGGTGTCGGCATAATATCCTCTATATTCCTTACCCTCTTTAACTAACCAATTTATTCCTTTACCGATATAAACTCTATCGTTAACGCCGCCTTCAGGTAAACTAAAATTAACCCCATCTGTATCAAGGACTAAAGGAGTGTAACCTTTTTTTATAAAAAATTTAACCATTTGACGAAGATATTGTCTACCAGTACAGGTAATCTGTTCTCCAATGTTCATTTCTCCCCAAGCGTAAACATGAGGGGCGCTTAAACCACCAAATAATGAATTTATGAATGTCTTAATCGGTAATTGTTTTCGGTCATAGGTTAATGATTTTTTATCGTCAATGGACTTATATTCCGACGCCAAGTTTTTATACGTAATACGAGCATTAAGGAAATATGCTAACATACCTTTCATTGCCCCCATTACATCACACTTAGGGAACACATCGTGGGTTAATTGAATTGCTGGGTATAGTGATGAGTAATCGAGTTTTAATACGTTTTTTGAATATCCGACTTTAAGTAGTCTTGATAATCCTCCTACAAAATCGGTTTTTTGTTCTTTTTTCGGAATTGCCAATTTATGTTTATATGACCACGCTAACATAATCATCCGCCATAATGTCGCAGTTCCCATAGTCGATACTCTTTCGTAGGTCGTTGGTACTAATGAGGCCAATAGAAACGTTCCCTGATTGAATTCATCATCGACCAATAATGTTTCCTCTAAGTCATCGTCAAGATATCTCTCCACAATGTTATCTCCCGTAACTTTAATGTATGTACCAGGAAATCGAGTATCTAAATCATTGAATTCGGGTTTATCGG